CTTCAAGATCTTCTCCTGATAAATGAGGGAATTGCTTTGCTAATTCGTTTACTGGTATAGTCTTTACTTCTCCGACATAATATATATCATCAAAGTAAGGCGATTCAGTGTATGAGTAAACCAAGTTTGCTGGATCAACGTAGTCTATAGTAACGCCTTCCGATGTGTTAAAATTAGTTTTAACAGCGCCAATACCTAAAACGGTAAGATCGTAATAAAACTGTTTTTTAATCAGTTCGTAGTTATTACCTTCAAACAAAACATTTAAAGCTTGTTCTTCAGCAACCTCCACGGCCTGTTTATATGTCAACTGCATGTGTAACTCTAACTCCTCTGTAGAGTCAGGCAGCTCTTCTTTTTTGTTCTCGTATAAATCTATATTAAAGTTCTTCATGGCCGCATCGTTAAACTCCTTTGCTTGCATGTCTCTTATTATAGATTCCATGTACTCTGTGCGCTTCTCTACCCCAAAAGGATCTTGAGAGTATGCTTTTATATCATATGTTCTTTCAGCAATACCATTGACAACTATATCAACAAACTTAGAAATAATTGGAACAGGCTTCCAATCTAAATTAAGATAGGACAAATCACCGTTGATCGATAACTCATCCTTATACTTTTGAACAGACTGTTCGCCTCTAGCGTACAACCTTAAATTATGAAAATCATTATGGTTAGACTTGTATCTACCAGAACCAGTATCATTATTAAACCACTCTTGCTCTATAGCTTTACCTACTTTTAACCCATACTCATAGCTTAACTTCTCAGCATCGCTGACCGTTTGACTTGGGAAATAACTTTTAATGCCAGACTCTGCCATATTTATTACTTGATTATTTGTGAATTATTTCCAGTGTTTGTGTATCTGGAAACGTTTATGTTTAGTTGAGGTTTTTTAACCTCAGCATTTGGTCTATATAGATGTCTATTGTTAGCCATTATAGCTAAACCAGAACTTATAGACGCATCATGCTTTGTTCTTTTGTTTATATCAAACTTAGTCCAGTCGTTTAGAAGCTCGTTAAAATAACAGTCTCCGTGCGTACCATCTTGTTTAATGCCTACGTGATCTTGAATATACATCTCAATTGCAGCTGCATGTGCTTGTTTTATATCCTCACTTGAATTGGGTATTCCACCAACTTCTTTTTCTGCTACAGATAATTTATTCCATATTTTATCAGGTCTATTCATACTAAACCCTCTGTATCCTCTTCGCCTTAAATAATACAATAGGCGAGGTTTATTGTTCTCTGCTAATATTGGCATCCCGTAAAAAACTAAAGCCATTAGAACATCTTCAAAGAACATCTCTGCTGTTGGTGGTCTTGATAAGTATTCTAAGAAGAAACTGTTTGCGGGAGCATCTTCCATGCTAAACCTGGTTAAACCGTGTAAAGCTCCTTTAGAACCTACTCCATCTACTGTTCCTGATATGTCGTATGAATCACAACCAAAAGCACCCATATGTTCGTTTCCAGGGTATTTTATACCGTTCTTAAGTACAACGTTATTTTGTATTTGTTGAGGTGGTGTCCAGCTTAATTTAAACCTACCTTTTGGATCTGGGTTAAACATTACTTGAGTATCTTTAACTCCATTAGCCCATTGAAAATTACCCTGAGTAACTCCTAAGGTGTTTTTCATTTCTTCGTTATAATCTATCTGCTCGTATAATTTAACCAAGTTAAATATACTTCCTTTAGTCTCGTCTCTAAAGGCATGTTCTGTTGTTCTTGGAAACTGACGGTAAAATTCGTTTAAACCATCTGAATCATCTTTTAAACCATCTACTTCATTTTGCCAGTTATCTATTACGCCTACATCTATTAATTCACCGTCTGGTGCAAGTCTGTCGACGTCAGGAGTAGTAAAAACTGGAACTCCGTACTCATCAATAAATCCTTCATAGTTCCATTCCATTGGGATAAACAAAGAGTATAAGCCAGATTTTGTCTGACCGTTTCTATTTCTTTTTGTGACATCTGATGAGTTATATAGTTTCTTAAAGTTTTCTCCACCTTTATCTAATGCGTTTGAGGTTGATCCCATCATACATTTACCAATAATTCTACTTCCTAATCGTAAACATGTTTTTGTAACCCTCCAGTTATTTAATATATTATCAGGTCTTTCCCATTTACCACTCTCATCATGTACTAGTAGAGCTAATTTTTCACCATCATAACTATTGTCTCCTGTATTCTTCCAGTCAATAGTTGTATCTAACCCTTGTATATCCTCCAGCTTTTCATTAGCTGTAATTTTCTTTCTTGTAAACTTACTAGCAGGTACACGATAAGCAAGCTCGGACTTAGGCCGATCCATACCATCTTGGACAGGTTTAAAGAAAAACGGATAGTTGATTGATATAGGTACAACTTTGTCGGTAAACATTTTTTTAGCATCGGCACCTGTTTTAGATAGTATTCCATATCTACTATCACTCGCAAGAGTGGCTAAGTTAACTGTTTCCGCCGAAGACATAAAAGAAAATCCAGATCTTCTATTTTTAAGATAACACATTCCATAACATCTTTTATCAGCTTTACAAGCTTCCCAGAAAATATAAAACAATCTGTTTGCCTCTCTAAAATCTGGAGCACCTACATCTATCTTACTCCATTGCAGGTACATGTATTGAGTACCTGTTATCCAGGTTGGCTTACCATTGTTTGTAAACCAAAACCCTTCTTCTCTTCTTCTAAACTCTTCGTCTATATAATCGTGCCATTTATCTTTTTGATCCTCAGGATACGCACGCCAATCAAAGATGTTCTTTAAGCGCTCTAATTCTTTCGGTTGAGTAAATCTAACCCATTTATCTTTAGCGTTGCTATACACATCCTTAGGTGCCTTAGGTAGGGCGATGACTAGATCTTGTATTTGTATGATCTCTCCTACCTGACCATTTCGCGAAAGCACTATTAAATCTTGCTCTTTGTTATAACCATACTTCCACTTCTTACCCTTATTCATTCTGGATATAGTGGTCCTTTTTATTGGCTCAACTGTTTTAACTAAGGTTTGCTCGTAGATCATTTAGATCTACCTTCAGCGAATCCTTTAAAAGTTTTATCTTTTTTGTCTTCTATTACTTTACCCTCTAATAAATTCTCCTCTTCTTCTATTCTATTGAGTATTTCAAAGGCATCAAATATAGCTAGCTTCTTTGAAGCAGCTGCATTCTTCAGCTTGTCAGCTGTTAAGTCGTCTTCAGAGTCAGTAACAATAGCTTCTTTAGCTACCTTTATCAGCTCCTCCACTGCCTTGTGCCCAGCCTGGATTATATGCTTCTTCGTTTCCTTGATGTTCATATTTGATTGTAATAAAATTAGATAAAACTCGATATAGCCTCTCGCCATCAACGATAAACTCGTATTCACTACTTGGTCTAAAACCAACTAGATCGTTTACTTCTACAGTACCGTCAGAGTATTTGACAACACCTTGTAAGGGTTTTTCAGATTCCGTATTAAATTTATCTGTAGCTTTTAACGGTGCTATAAAACAATATCCTTTAGGGCAAATCCAACAATTATCTCTTTTGTATAAAAATATTTGATCTGGCGCTACAAGATATGTAGACTCATTAAAAAAGCTTCTACTGTTTCTTTCGTTACCATGCTGATCATTCCATCTTCTGAATACGTTGTGGTGCACTAGTATAGTATCACCTTGCATTATATCAGCGTGACCAACCATAGGTGTAGAAACAACTGTAGCTTCTCTGTTAACAAACTCATGATTAAATATATCAGTATTTAATATTAGCTCGCTACCGTCTATATCTTGAGTGTTATTGTATCTACCGCCTTTTGGCGATATAACAAAGTCATGAACGCTTGTCATTAGTACTGTAGATTATACTCTACTGATACAGCCATGTTTTTATTAAAATCTTTCCAAGGCAAAACATCTTTACCTTTTTTAATATAAACAGAAAATTTGTTTTCTTCTTCTAGTATATCGCATATAGTATGACCACCATACACTTCTTGCCCCACGGCATAGTGCATAGCGTCATTCTTATAATCTTTACCGATACTAATCTTTCTTATCAGCTTCGACATCTTCCTTGTAGTTTATTGTTCCATCTTGGATATTAATATCAAAAGTACCGTACTCTTTATCAAACTCAGTTTGCAATAAAGTGAGTTCATCTCTTAATCCAGCGATCTGATGCATCATCTCATGATTTTTTAATTCTACTGAGCCAATTTCTAATTGAGCTCTATTGATATTGTTTACTGTATCTTGAACTTTCTTTAACTGCTCGTCAGTTATTTTCTCAGGTTTAATACCTTTAAGTTCTTTAATTTTTGCGTTTGTTCTTTTTGCCATTTTGTTTAATTTAAGTTAATTTAATTGTTTATGCCCTTCTATTTATACCCCATTTTGTGCATAGTTCTTTCATTAGTATCTCTATGTTAGCCCCGGATAGATTAGTATCGTATAAACCAACCTCGCATATATTACCTGCATAATCAGCAATATCACCTTCAGCAGTACCACCAATATGCTGTAAATTGAAAGTTGCTCCCGCTCTAGCCGAGCCAGACCCTTTTACCGCTATAGCGATATTGTTATCAGCAAACATGCTAACCGTTCCACCTCCGTTTCTTAAGAAAACAAACAGCGTTGGGGTGTCAGGAATTATCTCGTAGTCTACTGTAGAACTCCCGGTAGTACCATGATCTATCGTGAAAGTAGAACTACTACCTAGTTGCAATGTGGCAACATCTTCTTCAAGCTTTATAGAGTTAGCGTTAGAAGCGCCTGAAAATGCCAAGTCATTTGATGTGTCAGCTTTTTGGAACACAGCAAAAAAAGTCATTGCTTTGCCTGATGTTGTGTAGTCATTAGCCATGTTCAGTATATCATCGGTTGTGTTAAATAGCACTGAATTTCTACTAAGTGTTGTTGTATCTAAAACAGGGTCTGTTGTATTGCTGTCAATATTATAAGTTGCTCCTCCCGCTCCTAAGTTAGTCGCAGCGGCTACCTCACTTGCATTTGCTCCAGTTAAAAGAGAAAAGTCAAAATGAATATCTAAGTCAGCGTAGTTTGCTAGCTCAGATAGTTCTTTATATATATTTGCACTAGCTATGCTAGTTGCTGAAGCTCCTAATCCTAACATTATGCTCTGTTTCTATAATCTGGTCTTGGCGCTACATAAACCACAGCAGATCCAGAGTGCAACTCTACATTATCCCACATGCCATAAATAGTAATGCCTTTTGGAAAAATATCTGCATTAACTATTACATCAGAATCATCGTTAGTTTCAGCGGTAGTGTCTACATCTGCAGTTTTATTCCACGCAACATCTATTGCTATTACGTCAGTACCTACAAAAGCGGTATTAGCCATACCCATACCAACACCACCGTCAAGAGATTCTAAAGCCTCAAAAGCCACGTCTGTTATCATTGTAACAGCGCAAACATAATATTTAGCTGTTGCAGCTGTTAAAAGAAGTTTAGCGCCAACGCCTTTTAAAAACGTAGACCCAAATTGGCCAAAGCTATAAGCTACCTCTGTTGAATTTTGTCCCATAATTTTATTTTTTTACTTTTTCTATTGATCGTCCGCCAAAATAAGCACCGATCACGGTTATTAATACTAATTGTAATAAGTCAACCCACGAGGATTTAACTTCAAAATCTAATGCACCAGCGTCTATAAATATTAATAGCATAGTGCATACTATTAAGAAGATCAATACTAGCGGTCGAACATTCTTACTCAACCAAGAGTCTGACTTCAGATCTGCCTCCCAACGTGATGAAATGTTTTTCTCCATCTCAACTTCGTAGTTAGCCATTAATTCTTTTATTTTTCTTTGAGCTTCTAGCTTCTCTTCTTTAGATGTAGTCAGATTATCTAAAACACCACCTACGCTATCAACAAGTTTAGCCGCTCCGCCTGATAATAAATTTGTTAATATACTCATTTTATTTATTTTTTTTAATACCCACCACTACTGCTATAACCACTACTAGAACCCAAAGATCTACTTGGGGTTGTTGTTGGTGAGGTTTTAGTGTTTATAGATGTTTTTGGTGGTACTAGAGCTTGGGGTTTTGAAGTTGCTTGCTGGTGATT